AACTTTCGTCGTGCCGCATATCCCGATGGTCGACACCATCAACGCGACCGAGCTACAGGATGTTCGGGCCTATGCGAATGGCCGCACCCCGTCAGAGATGCGGATGACGGTCGAGACAATGCGCGATCGGAAACTCCGCTCGATGCGCCGCAAACTCATGGCCACCTTGGAATGGCACAAGCTGGGTGCGCTCAAAGGTGTGATTTTGGACGCCAACGGCACGAGTGTTATTTACAATCTGTTCACCGAGTTCGCGGTTGCCCAACAGACGTTGAACATGGCGTTCAGCTCTGCGACGACCAACATCCGGCAGAAGATCAATCAGGCGATTCGCATGTCGCTAGACGCGCTCGGCGAAGACAACGCGATTATCGGTTGGCGGGCCGTGTGCGGTAATACGTTCTACGATCAATTCATTGATCATGCCAAAGTGCGCGACACGTATCAAAGCTCCAACGCAAACGTGTCTCTGCGCGATGGCTCGATGAATCCTTATCAGGCTTTCGATTTCGGCGGTGTCATTTGGGAAAACTACCGCGGCTCCGTGGGCGGCGTGAATTTTGTCACCGCAGATCAGGCCCATCTTTACCCTGTGAAGTCCGGTCTCTTTCTGCAAAAGAACGGCCCCAGCGACTACATCGACCGCGTCAATCAGATTCCAGATCCCAACGGTCTGCCAATCGAAGTCCGGTCGGAAATGCTGCCGATGGGCAAGGGTATTGTAATTGAAGCGCAGATGAACCCGCTTTGTATCTGCGCCAAGCCCAGGGCGGTGATTCTACTCGACAACGGCGCCACGTCGTAATTGAGGAGATAGGTTTCGCCGAAGGGGGGAGATCGCGGAGGCCCCAGGCTCCCCGGTGTTCCCCCTTTCTATTTTATGGAAAGCACACTCGACTATAACGGCGCCGCGGAACACGGCGTTGCCCAAGCGACCAACGGCCACGCCGGCGCCCAGGCGAATGCCGCGCCGCTAACCATCGTTGGCTGGCTATGGAAGGGCGAGCGAAATCTCTACGGACCGGAGCACGCCAACACTTGGGCGCGCATGATCCACCGCAATCTGACTATTCCGCACCGGTTTGTCGTCGTGACCGACTTCGCCGAGTCCGAGTTCAGCCGCTTGATCGAGCCGCTGCCGTTGTGGGATGACTGGCGCGACCTAGTGAATCCCACCTGGGGCCTAAACCATTACACTTGCTACGTTCGGCTGAAGGCGTTCAGCCGCGCCGCAAGGGAATTTTTTGGCCCCCGTTTCGTCAGCATCGATCTCGACTGCGTGGTGCTCGGCAACCTCGATGCCTTGTTTCAGCGCGACGACGAGTTTCTAATCTATCGCCGGCCGGTGCTCATGACGCCGTTCGATGAGCTGAATTGCTACCAGGCTTCCATGTGGATGATGGACGCGGGCGCGCGCGCGCAAGTCTGGGAAAAGTTCCGCGGCGCGAGCAGCGTTCATGATGCCCGGCAGTATCTCGGAACGGATCAAGGTTGGTTGCGCCATATTCTAGGGCCAGATGAGAAAGGCTGGGACGTCACCGACGGAGTCTATGGCTGGCCGCAGCTGCGCGACAACCACAATTACAGCGGCTCGCCGCCCAAGGGCGCGAAGATCGTTTTCTTCTACGGCAAGCAAAAGCCATGGGAGATCGCATCGATCGGCCGCCCGGTCTGCCAGCATTGTGGCCATGATGTCGTGATCAAGCCGCCATGGGAGATCACGCGCAACAAGCGCGGCGCCGATGACGCTTTTCAATGGGTGCCGAGGAATTATCGATAATGGCGATTGCGATCAAAGTCAGCACCGACCACGCTGCGCTCTCGCGCAAGTTAAAGCAGAGCGTCGCCCGCTATCCGAAGGCCGCGGTCGCCGGAATCAACCGCGCTGCCGCCGGCGCTTATACGTTATCGGTGCGCGAGGTGCAGGCCGACATCGGCGCCAGCGCGCAGAAGACCATCCGCAGAAACATCACTTTGACAAAGGCGACCGCGGACAAACCGGCAGCGAGTTTGATCGCGTTCTCGTCAAAACGCGAGCGCATTCCGATCTACGAAATGAAGCCGACGCCGCGCACGGTGACCAGGCGCCGGCCGCCTGGCGGCGTGCGTTACGGCGCCCAGCGCAAGCTGATTCCCGGGTCTTTCATCGCTGTGCTCGAAAGCGGGCATCGCGGTGTGTTTAAGCGTTTCGGTCCCAGAATCATTCTCACCAGGGGAAAATCGGCGGGTAAAAAGGGACAAAGGATCGATGAACTAGAGGGTCCATCGGTGGCGCTGGTCTTCTCGCGGAAAAAAATCACCGACAAGATCCGCGCCTATCTCAAAGAGCGCGTGCCGCAAGAGATCGCGCGCGCGTTTAAGTTCGTTACAGGGTAAGACCGGAGTTCTACAGATCCATGCCCGACACGATCCAAAATCAGATTCTCGACAACATCGACGCCGCCTTGCAGGCCGTGACATCGCTGGCCACTGTGGCCAGCGGCACTTACGAACTCTACAAGGTGCAGCGCCCCGCGGCCGGCGTGATTCCAGATGAGGAACTCACCGAGAATTTGCCAGACGATATTTACCTTGAAAGACTCCGCGTCGCCGTGCGCGTGGTCGTAGAAGAGGAATGTTTGGGTGGCCCGCGCAAAATGCTCGGGGAGATCATCGGCGACGTGCACCGCGCCCTCCTGTCCGACCACACCCGCGGCGGTCTCGCCATGGATACTGTCAAGGTCGGCATTAAGTGGCTGTTTCTGGATGAGCACTACCCGCGCGCGGGCGCGGATGTAAATTTTCTGATCACTTATTCGACGGAAGAGAAAGAGCCGAGTTCGATCAATTTCGATTCGTAGCCAAGGAGGACAACCATGCCAGCAAGCCAAATTTTACCCGGTAAAGGCGCGCAACTCTACCGGAGGGACCCGATCAGTCTGCTTTATGTTGCGATACCGCAATGCCGGATCATCCCGTCACCGTCGGCGACTCAGACTTATGCCGACGCGACCAACCACGACAGCCCCGGCAGCTTCGAGGAAAACATCCCGACGATCAAAACCGGCGATGAAGCGGCGTGTGTCCTCGTCTATCATCCCGACATCGCAATCCATAAGCAGCTTTACCAGGATTTCATCGATCAAACTAAGCTGTTCTGGCGCACGGTGTTATCAAACACTATCGATGGTTGGGAGTACGAAGCGCGAGTCGCCAAGTTCGATGTCCCGCTCGACTTCAGCGCCCCGGTGTTTTTGAACTGGTCTTTGAAAGTGACCGGTTTGCCGGTGATGATAGAGATTTCCTAAGCGTCCGTAAATGGAGGGTGCCGTGCTACCTGAACCCGTCGCAATAGAACTCGACAGGCCGCGGCGCCTGCGATTCAATCTCGAAGCGCTGATGTTAGCAGAGCGCGAGATCAATCGCAGGCGCGGCGTTCGGCCCGCAGAGTACGTCAACATCGAGTATCTGATTATTTCATCCGCTTCGGCGCAGGTCGCCGGAACCGGCGGCTTCGCTCTGGACTTAGTCATGACACTGCTTTGGGCCGGCCTGCGCTGGGAAGACAAGGCGCTATCGGTTGACAATATGCCTGCGCTTATCGAGGCCTCGCCGCTCACCCATGGTCAGATGATGACCATAATTTGGGACGCCTACGCTTCCCATAGCAAACGAAAAAATACATCGACCGATGACGGGGCCCCACCAGTGGAGGATAGCCACCCTTTGGCCCAACGCCCTGGCTACAACACTGGAGCTTTGCAGTAGTCGAGCTAGGGCTGACCGATGATCGGTTCTGGTCTTTGACCTGGTTGGAATTGGGGGCCTTGGAAGATCGGCGCCGTGAGCAGGAGAAGCGCCGCTATGAGCGCGCCGGGACCGTTGCCGCAATGACCTTGAACGTATGGCGCGATTCAAAGCGCCGCCCCCAGCCATTCACAGCGGGCGACATCTTTCCATGGATTGCCGACAAGCGCGAGCCGGTGGATGACAGCGCAGCGGTAGATCTCTACTTTACCGGCATGGCCGCCGCGTTCCGCAAAGAACACCCCGACGCCCCGGCTGCCGGACGTCGCAAGGTTAGCAAATCGGAGATGGTCGAATCTCATGGCTGACGACATCAAACAAACAGTCATAATCGAAGCGTCGCTGACGAAGATCCAGTCGGATCTGAAGACGTTGGAGAACAACTTCGCATCGTCCTTCGGCAATATCAAAAATCTGGCGACCTCCGCCTTGGGTAATTTAGGCGCGGTTCTAAGCGTCGGCGCACTGACGGGGTTCACTTCCAAGATCTTCGCCTTGGCCGACAGTCTGCAAAATCTGCACGAGCGGACGGACATATCGGTTGAGTTTCTCTCCGGATTCAAGTCGACATTGGAGGAGTCCGGCACGTCAGTCGACACTTTCGCCAATGGTGTTTTCAACCTTCAGAAAAATCTCGGCAACATCGACAAAGCAACCGACCCGGCGGCGCTGGCGATCAAACGCTTGGGCTTGAACTTCGAGGAGCTGCGCAATATCTCGGTTGACGATTTCATCAAACAAGTAACCGACGCCCTGGCCAAGATCGAGAACCCGGTCGAGCGCAACACTGTGATGTTCACATTGCTCGGCAAATCGGCCAAGGAGCTGGGCCCGGCCCTGGCTGCGCTGGCCGGTCGCTTTGACGAAGTCAAGCGCTCTGGCCTTACCGCGGCGGACGTAAAGGCACTCGACGATATCGGCGACGCGCTGACCAGACTCAAGAATCAAGCGCTGCTGCTCGGCGCCGAGGGCGTCGCCGGTATCCTGCGATTTTTCGGCGCCCTGCGCGATGCGCCCAAAGTGGCAGCGCAGCTCGCCGATGCTACCAAGAAGTTCGCCCAACTCAGCGGTATTCCCGAGGGCCGTGTTGAGGGCATGACATCCAAGGAAATTATCGCGGCGGGAGAAAAGCCCGGCTTCGGCATCAATCCTCAGGCGTTGCGCCAGGCGCGCGACGGTGTGCTCGATCTGCGCGAGGAGTTCGATCGGTTAAATAAAGTCAACGTCACCAAGCCCACCGCTGTTTTCAAAGGCATCAGCGACGGCGCCAAGGGTGCAAAAAAAGACGTTGAAAATCTCGCCGACTCTTTCCTTGACAGCCTCGAAAAGCAGCTCGCCACGATTGAAAGCAAAAAGATCGAGCTCCGATTCGGCACTGATTTCGCCCTTGGCGCGAGCCTCGACAAACAGTTTGAGGATTTCAAAGAAAAGCTGCGCGAAAAACAACTGCCGATCCCCAAGGGCATCGAAGAGTTTTTCAAATCGCTCAAGGAACGGATCATCGCCGGCACTGACGAGCTCAAGCGCATGCAGCATGAGCTCGCCAAGCTCGACGCGCTCGGCAAGGCATTTGATCAAGATAGCCAGGAGTGGGGCCGCGCCATTGAGGAGAGCGCCAAGGCGGCGGCTGAAGCATTGGCTAAGATCGAGCCCGCCTTTCAGGATCTCCAAAAACAGATGGCGATCGACATTCTGCCCAAGGATCAGCAGGATGTTGCCCGGGCTAACCGGGAATTTGAGGAGCGCGTCAAGGTTATCAGAGAGTGGCGCGATGCGGCAATCGCCGCCGGCCAGGACGTTGCCGACGTTAATGCGCAGGCCGCCCAGGCCACCGCCGACGCATGGATT